TTGCCATTGACTTAGTTTATATGATTAGGGCATCAAGGTGAATATGTTTATCCTGTCCCGTTTACCTTTAACAGTGATCGAAGGCAGTACCGCTAGAGGAAAAGAACATGCTTTTGCTGTGGACTCTCCTATTACTATGTCTTCTCCTACTTCCTTTGTACTAGATTCAAGTCTGGCTGCAAGGTTTACCGCATCCCCAATGGCTGTGTAGTCAAACCGTGTTGCACTTCCCATGTTCCCAATAATTGCCTCACCAGTATTAACCCCTACGCCTATCTCAACTCCAATAGAAGATTCTTTAAATTGTTTTTGTATTTCTTGTGCGCATAACACAGCAGCTTCTTCATGATTAACCAAGTCTATGGGCGCATTAAATATTGCCATCATTGCATCCCCAATATACTTATCCACCATGCCACCATATTTCTTAACTGTATCTGATTGTATCGTTAGTGCTTCATTCATAATCTTAGTCACTAACTCAGGATCCATTCGTTCACTCATAGCAGTAAACCCACGTACATCTGTAAACAAAAACGTACAGTCCCGTCGTTCTCCGCCCAACTTGAGTAGACTGGGATCGTTCTGCAAAGCCTTTACCTGCCTCGGATCTAAGTAATGTTCGAATTGTTTTTTAATCTGTTGTCGTAGTTTGTACTGCTCTCTAAATCTTAAATAGAAAGTAATCGTTGCTGTTATAAACTCAGCTATAAATGTCCAGGTTACATCAATTAATACACCTTGCTGTACCACGCTGTAGCCACCGAATAAAGTAAGCCCCATAAACAACGTTGTAAAAGTTATCCCCAACGTTATCCCCAATAAATTAAGCAGTAGCCACACTACAAATACACCTAATACTAAAGCTGCCATTTCTACAGCTAATGAATAGTCAGGTATGTATGGGCTGTCCTGTATCAATATGCTTTCTGCTAGAGCTGCTTGTATCTTATGCGGCTCCAACAACCCTGCTGGTGTAGATAGCTGTGGCATGACTCCGTTAGCTGTTACTCCTACAATTACAAACTTATCTGCCACATCCATTTCTTGTAATGTAGTCGTAGGGGTATTCACGAAACTTATCCACTTACGCCCTAAACTGTCTGTTTTGACTGCTGGAAGCCCTTTTACCCTGATTTCCTGTATACCATTATCATTTGTATTTATAACGTAGGTATCAGCACCAGCTAATACTTTTAATATTTGTGTGCCAAATGCAGGAACCCAGCCATCAGGAGTACGCATTAGTAAAGGCAGTCTTCTGGTCAAACCATCCACATCTATAGGTGCAGAAGATATTCCCTGGTAGGCACTGTCACGTAAGATTTCTACATTTTGAGTAGCACCTTGCAACATTACTCCACCTACATCGTCACCTAATATGACAGTACCTGTTGTTTGTGGATACTGTTGATTGTCTGTTTCAAACATAGCCAAGATACTTGGATGCATACCTAATACATTAGCAAATGCTTCATCACCACCAAAACGATCTGGTTCACTAAATGCTATAACGTATCCAACACCCATAGCTCCGCGTTCTAACAACTGCATGTGTATTTCTGCCAGTTGATCTCTAGGGAAAGGCCATCCTCCTTCGTCCCTTACATCTTGTTCTGTAATGTTTAGCATCGTAAAGTAACCAGAAGGTTCTTGGTCCTTGATCCATGAATCAAATACCTTGAGCTTTAGTATCTCTAAAGGAGTAAGCTGTAATACCAAGGGCAAACTAAGCAAAGTTATCAAACCAAGCAGCTGTAATTTTTTCATCCTGATCCTTGTTTTATTGTAATCGTTGTTGAAGATCCGCCATTAATTTTAACCGTATTAGATACACCGTCTTGTATCAAGATGATTGTATAACTGTTTGACCCATCTAGAGTTAGTTTTGCACTTTGACTTACTTTCCTGGTCAAGCTTATATTTTGACCAGATATTATGGTCGTTATTTGTGTATCTTTATCTTGTCCTATTTCTGTTCCAACTATACGTATGCCTACGCCACCTTGTTTAAGCTGATCTTCCTCTTTGGATATAGCTAGTGCATCTAGTACGTTAAGTAAGTCTTCTAAGAAGTTTACATCTAGGTAGTTAATATCTAGCTCAGTAAATTCTAGCTCTGCTTCTGCATCAAGAAAGTCTTCAGCAAGAAAATCTATATCAAGATCGTTAAAGTCTAGATAGTCAGCAGAGGCCTGTGTCTGTGATTGCTCTAAAGATTCGTTTGTCTGTTCTGGCGGATTTACAATAAGCATGTTGTCGATTAGATCTAATGTAATGTCTAGCTCTACAGGGGCAGTAGGATTGTTTTCAAACACAGATACCGTGGTTGCCTGGTAGGGTTTGTTCAGTGTCACACTACCCATACCCGTAGATACTATGATCTCGCCACTGGATATACCATTCTCGTCAGGTAATAGTATGACAAGAGATCTACCTAGCTCGTCCACAGTACACGTAAAGTCCGTACCTCTTATTGCAATCTGGGCTGTTGGCGTACGTATTGATATGTTGCTCTTGTTATTAAATTTACCTGTAATAAATCGCGCTGTACCACTGGCAAACTTCAAGGCCATTTTAGATTTTGACGGGTCAGGATCGTAGATGTATTCGTCTATGACTAATTTAGAATGTTCTGTTAGTTTGACTGTAGAAGAATCTTCAAAGGTTATAGCAACTCTGCCCGCTTCTGTGCGGACATCATCCATTTGTTGTATGTTGAATTGCAACTCAGCTCCGTAAGCTTTATCTCTTAGTACTTGTGCGTTACCTCTAACTTCGGAGATAGAGCCTATTTCAACAGACGAATGAAGTTGTTGCGTCTGACTGAGTGACACAGACAGTGCCGCTAGAGCCAACAGATGTAATCTTGAGCCAATCATTATCTGATGTAGATTCCTGATCTATGTTAAATGTTCTTGATCCACCTGTATGATCTAGGTAGAAGTAACCACCAGCATAACCGTCACCATCGTAGGTTACTGTGTTGTCTGAACCATCTATATCCATGTAGTTAGTAGCACCGTCTACATCTATGGCTGCTGTAATACTGTTGCCTCCACCCTGTATTATCCAGTCTAAATCTAAGTTCGCTGCTAGAGCGGTCATAGCGTGATTGAGGGTCATAGTGTTTGTATTGCCTGTGACTTGTACGTTTACGTTAGAGCCATCTGCTCCCGTAGCGTTGGTTTCATCTGTAGACATATTAAAAGTATTGCTATCACCTATGAATGAGAAATACCCTGTATAAGTATCTGCCCAGATGTCTCCAAGAAATTTGTTTGTTGAACCTTTCTGCAGAATATCTAACGTCATGGTTGCACCATCGATATCTAGTGCAGTCATAGAACCAGCTGCGGCATCGGCACCACCAATGATGTTGCCACTACCACCAACTTGTTCAATGTCTAAATTAGATGTAGCACCTGACTGATCTATAAATATCTCGTTGTCAGCTGCATAGAAAGGTGTTGCTATTAAAAACAACAATATAAGTAGTCTATTCGTTCTCACTTCTTTGCTCCCAATACCCTAGTTCTAAACCTTCGAGTATTGTTTCTAAGACCGCTGTTTCCACAGCAGCCTGTAATGCTATATTTACTGACTCATTTTCTACTATCCCGCTCTCAATTTCAACTAATTCGGTGTTATTACTGTAGAACTTAAATACGTCTTGTGATATAGAAGCACTCAATACACTCTTGGTCACTAATACTTCCAGCAAAACTTTACCTGTGCTGACTGAAACTGTTCGTAGTGACACAGTAATACTATCTTGCCTATATTGTTTTGATGCACCTATACCAAGATACCTGGCCCCAGCTCCGCCACTCTTAACATTAGTTTCATAACCTATAACACCACCTTCCATTAATAAGCCAGCAAACAATAAAGGCTTGAGTTTTTGTTTTTCTTCAAAACTTTCTCTGGTTGTACGTATAAGCTGTCGTTCTTTAGTTAGGTTGTCTAGTCCCTTACGTTCTACAACATCAAAAAAATTGGAGTGCTTGAGTGCCCTTATAAGGTAAGCATCGGGAGAGGAAGTAATAGCTGTACTAAAACTAGCGTACTGACTATTAGATCTACGTTGGCCTGTATTGTCTAAAAAACTTTTACCATAAACTGCAACTATGGGTTTTTTGACAGGTAGTCCTATGTCCTTTAGCTCTTGAACAATTAAAGAGCTTACTTGTGCGGGTTCAATATCCCGCATTGGAGGCACACCATTATCTAATGGGTCTACTATTAAAGCGCAACTAGAAAGTAAAAGAACCGAGAGGTACAGTAATTTCTGTTGTATTGCCTTCTTCATCTGTGATTATTAATGTTACCTTATCGTCTTCAACCCTATATTCTATGGTATTTCCTTCCAATTCTAAAACACCAAAATCAGATGCAGTCTCACCAAATAAACTATCAACTAACTGTCTGCTTAGCTGTGCATATATTCTACTTTCTAGGTTGCGTATAAACCTAGCCAATGTTGTGTTCTCTGCTTCTCTTTCCAAGTCTTCTACATAGGCTTGAATTTCTTCACGTATAGCTTCTTTCCTGTTGAACTCTTGGTTCTCTATAGTCAGATAGTGACTCGAAGTGTTTTGCCCTGAAAAGCTCGGGTTCTTAAACTTGTAAGTCATTTCATCTGCTTGCACTTGGTGGAGAACTACTACAAGTAATACTATAAATAAACCTATAGAAAAACTTATTTTTGCTAAATATTTATCCCAGTCATTAGTCTTTTCTTTGGTCATCTCTATCTGCCTTTGCAATTTTGTTACTGTCAATTAACTGCGGTACTCCAAGAATGGTTTTAATTAATGTATCTTGTCTGATTATCTCGTTATCAAGAGATCTTACTCTA